CTCAGACGGACTTTTCGAATGGTTCCTGAAGATGGGGTTTAATATGGCCATAGAAGAACCTGTGTATGAGTTTGAACAGATTGAGTTCTGTCAAACCAAACCTGTGTTTGATGGCAAAATTTACACAATGTGTCGCAATCCCATAACTGCAATCGCTAAGGACTCCGTATATTTGAAAAATGAATCCAACTTTCATACTTATGAAGCATGGTTGAACGCAGTCGGTACAGGAGGTTTAGCACTCGCGGGTGGCATGCCAATTTTTGATGCCTTCTACAACCTGTATAAGCGGTCTGGTAAAGTGTCATGGTTTAGTGCTCGGAGGAAACGGAACAAAACGTTGGAATCGTCTGATGATGTATTGCCTTGGTACATGCGGGAAAATCACCTGCATGGTACGAGGGTATCTCAAGAACCAACGCCGGAAGCCCGATGCAGTTTTTGGACTGCATGGGGGATAACTCCCGATGAACAGATTTGTCTAGAGAAGCACTACCATGGCTTGTCGTTGAATGTGAGTCGTTTGGAAAAGGCAGAGTTTGTACCTCGCTCTGTCTTTTCCGACTCGTTTGTGTAGTTTGTTTGGGGTTCCCAACCATGAAGGTCCAAATCCAATTTGATGGGCTAATATAAAAGCCAAGTGACTGCACGGACCATGGGTTGGGGATGAACAGTCCCATTATAGAGTGGGATCCCATATATCTAAAGTATGAATGACGTACTACGTTGAACTTCCTGATTCCAACAGCCAAGCAATACAGCCTAGTAAGCCAAAAACAGTGCGTAGTTCTGGTCGTAACAGAAATAGTTACGTTAGTAATCCGGTTAATCATATTCTTGCCCCTGTACTTAGAGGAGCAGCCGAATATTATCAACCTCATTTGGAAACTTTGATACCTGCTATCGACCGAGGTGCCCGAAAAGTTGCAAAGAAAATTTTTGGCCAGAAGACCACTACCCCACAACCTCGTGTTGTTTATAAAGCTTCTGGTGAAGTTGTAGCACCTAAAAGACTACAAGGCACTGTGCTTCCTACTGCTTCAGGCTCGTTTGCCACTTATTCCCCTACTACAGATTTCAAGTATATCAAGACTGTCCCGGAAACCCGATACGTAATGTCTGCACGTGGTAAAAACGCTATGTCGAGCACTACGGTGTCTGCGCCCGTTGCTCGGTCAAAACGTGTATCTGCCGTTAATCGTGTAAAATATTCGAATGGACCACGTGGTGTGGTGCTGACCCACAAGGAATTGATTGGCTCTCTTGAGTCCAATGCAACTACACTGTCGTATAATGCTGTTTCTTTTGTTCTCAATCCTGGTAAGTCTGGTACTTTCCCCTGGTTGTCGACGATTGCTTCAAATTATGACAAGTATAGGATTTTATCCTTGCGAGCACATTTTGTGTCTAACCAACCCACATCCACTGCTGGACGTATTGGTGTTGGTATAGACTATGACTCTACTGATCCGTTGCCTGCGGACCGGACTGAGTTCTTTGCACTTACACACCATGTTGAGAGTTCTCCTTGGGATTCAGTCACATTGAATGTTCCCGTCAAAAGTGAGATCAAGTTTGTTAACTCGCATAGCTCTACCGATTCGAAGTTGATAGATTATGGTCAACTAATAGTAATGGCGGACCAGATTGTTACGTCTGGTTCAGCTATTCTACTGGGTGATGTAATCATTGAGTACACGGTAGAACTTATTGATCCACAGCAAGCCACATATTCTACACAGTATTTTGTTGGCAATAACATTGGGGCATTTTCTGCGCTGGTTAATTATGGACATGCACTTGCTGAGCAAGTTTCTACAACCAGCACAACTGTAGTGGAGTATACATTACCAGCAGGTTTTTATGCGTTCGCTCTCTCAGTGCGCGATACTGCAGCTGGTACCCCCGGCATGGTAGCTACCATTAACGGAGGCACTGGCACTAATGCGTACACTGGAGATACTACTGAGCGAAATGTGACTGGCAAATGTAAAATCACATCGAACACTGGCAAGCTGAAGATAACATTGAGTACTGTTGCTTTGGCGAATTTGGAGTATATTAGTTTTATGTTTACACGTATTAGTTCCAATGCATATGCAGCGTCAGCGTACGCTACAGCACTTGGAACTTATTAAGTCATGTTGGTGGTGAACAGTAATTAGATAACTTGCCTGTCTCAAATGCGTAGGCATTTATGGGTGGTACGGTTGAGATAGGATGGGACGGGTTATCTGGTGAAATCCTACCATTATAAAAACACAAAAAAATTAGATGTAGAGTGTGCATTACTTCTGTGGGTTGGCCTAAAATCTTATGTGC